GAGGCACAAGCCTATCTGGAAGAGTGCATGAGCTGGAACCCCAAGTGGGCAGTGGGCTTGCCCTTGTCCTGTGAATCTGGGGTGGGTGCTTCCTACGGAGACTGCTGACTGATACACTGGGGGTCCAAACAAACCTCCAGTTCTTTTCTATGGCACTCGCACACTCCTATTCGTCCGTCAAAGATTACGAAGGCTGTGCCCGTCGTTATCACGAAGTCCGTATTCTCAAAAAATTTAAATCAAAAGATACAGAAGCAACCCTTTATGGAACCGCAGTACACAAAGCCTTTGAAGACTTCATCAAAGACGGCACCCCGCTACCCGAGCAGTTCGCACAGTTCAAGCATTTCGTCGAGCCTCTTGCCGCACATGACGGTGAAATCCGGTGCGAGGACCGTATGGCGATCCGAGCTGACTTTAGCCCGTGTGGCTTTTTTGACAAAGACGTATGGTTCCGGGGCATCCCGGACTACCTTGCCATCAGCAAGTCAGGAAAGACAGCCCGCGTAGCAGACTACAAGACCGGCAAGTCCAGCCGGTACGCAGACACCGCACAACTCGAACTCATGGCCGCTATGGTCATGCTGCACCACCCCAATGTGGATACGGTCAAGGGCGCCCTGTTGTTCGTGGTAGTTGGCGACATTATCAAGGCTGAGTACACTCGTGCTCAGCTCCCCGAGATTCTGTCCAAGTGGGCAGGCAGAGCCGGGGCCATCGAGAAGGCTGTGGATATTGGGGTGTGGAACCCTCGTAGCTCGGCCCTCTGCAAATTCTGCCCCGTCAGTTCATGTGAGTATCATCATGGCAACTAAGCGCAACTACAAGCAAGAGTACGAGCGGTATCAGGGCACCCCTGCACAGCTCAAGGCCCAGTCCGAACGCCACAAGGCACGACGGGCATACGAGAAGGCACATGGCGACCTGCCGTCAACCGTAGATGTGGACCACAAGAAGGCCATGTCCAAGGGCGGCACGTCCAAGCTGAGCAACCTGCGGGCCTCCCCGCAGTCCGAGAACACCAGCTTCTCCCGCACAAAAACAGGCGCTATGAAATCACAAATTTCTAAGCGCGAACGCAAAAAATAAGATACGATTTCCATGCCTGTGTGAGCGGGCATGATTGGTTCTCCTGTAGTGTTTGGCCCGGTAGTTCTGCTACCGGGCCACTTTTTCCGTCCACCAACATTTCTATTCAACGTCCATGCAAATAATCGAAGACAAAGCACTGTTATTCAACACACGGAAAGCAGGGCAAATCACTGCCATCATCCCCAAGAGTAAGGTCATCGACTCCAACGGCGACGTGGACCAAGTGCTTGTTAACTGGGGCTTTGACGAGGTGCAACTCCTGCGCAATCTAGGCATCAAGGAAGTCCCAAGCCCCATACGGGGGAAGTACTCATGGCCCGGCATGTTCTCGCCGTTTGACCACCAGCGCGCGACAGCGGCTTTCCTCACACTCAACCCCCGATGCTTTGTGTTCAACGAAGCTGGTACCGGCAAGACCTCTGCGGCCGCATGGGCGGCTGACTATCTGATGACCCAAGGCAAGGTCAAGCGCGTTCTGATCGTGTGTCCTGTGTCCATCATGGAGACTGCATGGCGGTCTGACTTGTTCAAGACAGTGATGCACCGCACAGTGGCAATCGCACAAGGCTCACGCGCCCAACGCCAAGCCGTGATCGCAGGGAACTACGAGTTCGTCATCATCAACTTCGATGGTGTGAAAGTCGTGACCGAGGAGCTGAAGAACGGTGGCTTTGATCTGGTGATTGTGGACGAGGCCAATGCCATCAAGAGTGTGCAGACCGATCGCTGGAAGTGCTTGTCCGAACTCATCAAGCCCGGTGTCAGGTTGTGGATGATGACAGGCACTCCCGCCTCTCAGTCGCCGCTCGATGCGTACGGCTTGGCCAAGCTCGTGAACCCTGATGCAGTGCCGCGTTTCTTCGGCGCGTTCCGCGACCGCGTGATGATTAAGATGTCCCAGTATCGGTGGATACCGCGCCAAGACGCGCAAGCCATCGTGCATCAAGTTCTGCAACCCGCGATACGCTTTACCAAAGCAGAGTGCCTTGACCTGCCGGACATGCTGTACTCCACGCGTGAGGTGCCGCTGACTCCGCAGCAGGCCAAGTACTATGACGCTATCAAAAAGCAAATGGCTGTTATCGCAGCCGGGTCCGAAGTCACGGCGGTCAACGCCGCGTCCATGCTCAACAAGCTGCTTCAGATTTCGCAAGGGGCCGTCTACACGGATGATAGAGAAGTGGTCGAGTTCGACGTGGACAACCGCGTGGCTGAGCTGCTCGATGTGATTGCCAACACCAACGAAAAGGTGCTGGTGTTTGTGCCGTATCGCCACACGCTCGAAATGCTGGAAGAGCGCATACTGAAAGCTGGGTACACCACGGCAACGATTCATGGCGGTGTGGTCGCAACCAAGCGAGCCGAGATCATCAAGCAGTTCCAAACTGAAGACGACCCACGAATTCTTATCATGGTGCCGCAAGCTACCGCACACGGGATTACCCTTACCCGAGCCAATCAAGTTGTGTGGTGGGGTCCTGTAGCATCTACAGAAATTTACATTCAAGCCAATGCCCGTGCCCACCGCGCAGGGCAGAAGAACTGCGTGACAGTGACTCACTTGCAGGGCAGCCCCGTTGAGCGCCGCATGTACTCCATGCTGCAGGACAAGATCGACTTGCACCAAACTTTGGTCGATTTATACAAACAGGAGATTGCAGAATGAGCGGCGTGATCGACTTTACCAAAGCCAAAGAAGCGCGGGAGCCACACATCTCCGGTGTTCTGTTTTGCAGTGGGTGCGACCACGAATGGACCGGCGTATGGAAGCACGGTACTACTGAGTTCGAGTGTCCCGAGTGTGGGAGCATGAAAGGGCGCAATAAGTTTGATGTAAGCCCAGCACCCGATAGTATCGTTTGGACGTGTACGTCATGCAGCAATCAACTCTTCAACCTGCTCGAAGATCGGGTGCATTGTCCCGGGTGTGGAAATCAGTGGAACTATTCTGACGTAACCACTTGACGACAAACTTTGACAATGTATAATTTCAATTCGTTCAACGCAAATCAAAATAGGTTCTCCAATGGATGCAAACAAACTTGTACAGGTCTACATCAAAATACGTGATGCCAAGGCCGCAAAAACCAAAGAGCTGGAGGAAGAGATTGCCGCACTTGATGCGCAGCTTGACCTCGTTGAAGCCGAACTGCTGGAGCTGTGCAAGACCACAGGTCAAGACGGCGGCAAAACACAATTCGGGTCGTTTCGGCGATCCGTCAAAACGCGGTACTGGACGTCTGATTGGGATAGCATGTACCGCTTTATCAAAGAACACGATGCACCAGAACTTCTGGAGCGCCGCGTAAGTCAGGCAACCTTCAAAGAATTTTTGCAAGCGAACCCTGACAAACTGCCCGAGGGTATGAATGTGGATTCACGCTACTCAATTACCGTCACTCGGGCCCGTTAATCAACCAAGGAAATCAACATGAGCAATATGACACTTTTCAAATCCGGTTCCGTAATCCCCGACTATCTGCGTGAGGCATCTGACGCAACCACCAAAGACATTGCAGGCTCTTCGGGCGGCAAGCAAATTTCCATCAAGGGCGGCGTATGGCGCATGGTGGTGGGTGGCGAAGAAGTTGCCAAGAACGAAGAGCGTTCCATGAACATCGTGGTTATCTCTGCCGGTAAAGGTGTGTCGCGCACGTTCTACGCTGACAAGTACGAAGAAGGCAAAGACATCAAGCCCTCCTGCTGGTCCGCTGAAGGCGTTGTGCCAAACGAAGAAGTGCAAGAGCCACAATCCAAGACCTGCGCTACCTGCCCTCAGAACATCGAAGGCTCCGGCGAAGGTAAGTCCCGCGCATGCCGTTACAGCAAGCGTCTGGCCGTGGCATTGGAAAACGATGTGGGTGGCAACATCTACCGCCTGTCGGTTCCCGCCAAGTCCTACTTCGGCAAAGCTGATGGCGACAAGATGCCTCTGCAAGCCTACGGCAAGTTCCTGTCCGGCCACGGTATCCCAATTACCGGCGTTGTGACCGAAGCTCGTTTCGACACAAGCGAAGCAGTGCCAGTGCTGAAGTTCCGCGCTGTGCGTCCGCTGGCTCGTGAAGAGTGGGAACTGGCTAAAGCCCAGAGCATGACCGAAGACGCAATGCAAGCCGTTGAGTTCAAGATGGTGCCCAGCAAGAACGACAACAAGCAAGCCGCGTTGCCAGCAGCTTTTAAAGAAGCGCCTATTCCTGCAAAGGAAGAAGCCCCTGCGAAGGTGCAAGCCGAGGAAGTGGCCGAGCCAGTCAAACGCGCTCCAGCCAAAGCCAAAGCCGAACCGGCAGCAGCCCCCAAGAATGTGGCTGACATTCTGAGCGACTGGGCGACTGACGACGATGCCTAAGAAACTCCGGGGGTATGACTCCCTCTTTATCCGCAAGGTGGAAGAAGCCGATCAGAAGCCAGCAGTTCTGCTGCTGGCGGATGTGTGCATCGAGAAAAGCATTCCGGTCGCTGAAGTGGCTGCGATGTTCGGTGTGACGCGGGCGACCATCTACAACTGGATGACGGGGAAGACGACACCAAGCCCTCGGTATCTGGCTCTGATCTCAAAAATCACACCACGTTTGTCCAAACGTAAGTGATCGTGCCCAGTGGGGCGGTGGGTCTACCTGCCGCCCCCTTTTTTATTCCAGCTACCCGAGAGGTTATGTGACTGATTTTCTCAATTCCGTTCTGCCCACACAGGGCACGTACTGCACGGTAGGGATAAGGTCCGGTGTTGTGAAGCAATCGTTTTACCCCACGATTGCCGATGTTGATGCTGTGAGCACTGCGCTCGTCAGTAAAGGTGTGGATGCGTATTTTGCGCTGGCTACTTTTCATGACGACTCAAGCCGTAAGGCAGAGAACGCTGCGTTTTTACGCGCCTTCTTTTTGGACTTGGACTGCGGCGTGGGTAAGCCCTACGCAGACCAGCCTACTGCTGCGCAAGCTCTTTCTATTTTCATCAAAGATACCGGGCTCCCCAGCCCTACAGTGGTCAATTCAGGCGGTGGTTTGCATGTGTACTGGCCGTTGACCGAAGATGTTCCCGCAGCTGTATGGCTGCCCCACGCCAAATCCCTTAAGCGGTTGTGCGCTCAGCACAATCTACACGCGGACCCAGCGGTGACTGCGGACTGTGTTCGCATCCTGCGAGTTCCCGGCACTCAAAACTTCAAAGCTGCAACGCCCCGTTCGGTGCAGATCATTGCGCAAGGCCAGCCGACTGACCTTAAATCGTTTGCTGACTTGTTGCCTCCGGCACCCGTTGATTTGTCTGCAGCCAAACAGTTTGGCATGGACGCTTCGACTCGTGAGATCGCAGGTGGTGAGTTCCCCAAGTGCATGTTCTCCCGTATTGTGTCCCGCAGTATGGGCTCCTCGGGCTGCGCTCAGATCAAACACGCACTGGTCAACGCCGCTACGCTGGAAGAGCCCCTGTGGAGGGCCGCACTGTCGATCGCAATTCGTTGCGAAGATGGCGCCGAGTCCATCCACAAGCTGTCCAAAGCCCACCCCGGCTACACAGCGTCAGGCACCGAAGCCAAAGCGGCCGAGACCAAGGGGCCCTACACCTGCCAGTGGTACAAGGACAACAACCCCGAGGGTTGCAAAGGCTGCAAGCAGGTAGTCAGCAGCCCCATTCTGATCGGCAAGATCGTGGAGGAAGCGCCCGTTACGGACGACCACTACGTGATCGAAAAGGAAGAAGACGAAGACTCGCCAGTCGTGACGTTGGCCATCCCAGCGTATCCGTACCCCTACTTCCGTGGCGTTAATGGCGGCGTGTTCCGCAAAGACCGGGACAAAGACGGCGACGACGTGGAGGTTGAAGTCTACCCAGACGACCTCTATCTAACAGAGCGCTTCTTCGATTCGGACGAGCACGACAGTGGTGACGGTGAGATGGTTGGCATCAACCTGCACATGCGCAAAGACGGCGTTCGCCGGTTCTTCGCTCCAGTCACTACGCTGTTTGCCACAGACAAGCTGCGCGATCTCTTGGTGCGCAACGGCGTTGTCGCCTACGGTAAAAAATTGGAAGTCCTCATGGCTTATTTCGCATCCGCAATTCGTAAGCTGCAGTCTCAGTATGCAGCCAACCGCACCCGCAATCAGATGGGGTGGACTCCTGACCTGCTGGGCTTCGTGGTTGGTGAGTTGGAATACACCGCCTCCGGCGTTAAGCTGGCACCCCCTGCCAGTGGCACACGTCAATTGGCTGCCGCGTTCAAACCGACAGGCAGTCTGGAGGAGTGGAAGAAGATCGCCAACTTCTACAACCGTCCCGGTCTTGAGCCCCACGCACTGGCACTGTTCTTTGGCTTTGGTTCTCCCCTGCTGCGCCTGATCGAAGGCAACGTGGTCAAGGGCGCGATGGTTCACCTCAAGCACAACGGGTCTGGCTCCGGCAAGTCCACAGCGCAGATGGTGGCCAACTCGATCTTCGGGCACCCCGACGATCTGCTCATGAAGAAGGAAGACACCTACGCCTCCAAGATGCACATGCTGGGCATGGTCAACAGCCTGATCTTCACCGTGGATGAGATCACAAACGAGAAGGCTGAAGTTCTGTCCGACATGGCCTATGGGTTCACCTCCGGGCGGGGTAAGCACCGTATGGAGTCCCAGTCCAACCGGATGCGGGCAAACCACACAGTCTGGTGCAACATCACTCTGACCTCCGGCAACGCTTCAGTAACGGATGTATTGCAGCAATACAAGAGCACGGCTGACGGCGAACTGCGTCGCGTTCTGGAGCTGTCGGTACCCAAGTACACGGGCGCTACGAAGCAGGAAATTGATGCCGTGTTTGGCAAGCTGAACAC